GGACGATAAAGATGCCGACACAAACGGCGATGGCAAACTAACCACCCGCGAGAAGGAAATCGGCAAGGCAGTCCAGCGCAATGTAGACACCGAAATTACTGACGATAAAAAGGTGCAGATGTCCCAAGGCGGTATGGCTAGTATGGGATCGTCTTGCGGTTGCGGGGCCATGTCAGAAGAAGACTGTATGTGTGGCATGATGGACGGCCTCATGGGATTTGATCTTGTATCGGGTAATCCTATCCCCCTTGGCTCTAATGCAGAAAATGTACGCGATGACATCGACGCCCAGTTATCCACTGACGAGTACGTCCTTCCTGCGCATGTCGTGAAATGGCACGGCCTCAAGTACATCCAGAGTATGCAGACTGAAGCGGAGATGGGTTTGATGTCCATGCAGATGGACGGCCTTATTCAACATGTCGAAGAGAAATCCGATAGCAAAAGTTCTGAGGACGGCGAGGTATCGTCCGAGAGTAATTCCAAACAAAAAGATGCCAAAGCGGAAGCCGAAGCATCCGAAGAAATTTACTCCGGAGAAGGAGTAGATGTCGAGGTCGCTACTGTTAAAGTAGACGATCATTTAACGGATGAGGGTGACAAGGAATTGCGCCCAAAAACATCTAAACTAGCCGGAATAGTCAAAAAGAAGAAGTATGTCTAACCGGATAATATTGGATACCCGAATTGTCGGACCCAAGGAGTAATAATGGCTAAACAACGATACCAACGGGCAGAAGACCCAACAGACAACCTGTCTTACGCGGAAGAATTTTCACAAGTTCACGGGCAACAACAAGAGCCGGTTGAGCAATTGGATGCAGAAGAGGAATCCTACAAGAAACGCTATCAAGACATTCAACGTCACATCCAGACTGTGCGCAATCAGTCTGATGCGAAGGTTGAAGAAATGCAAAAGCAACTTGATGCAGCTACTCGTCAGCAGATTAGATTTCCAAAGACTGATGAAGAGGTGGAAGCGTGGAGTAGCAAATACCCAGACGTTGCTAAAATCGTAGACACAATTGCACGTAAACGGGCTAACGAAGCCTTGGCAGAAGGCGAGAAGCGTCTTGAAAAAGTAGAGCGTTTTGAGAAGAAAGTCCAAAAGCAAGGTGCTGAACAGCAGCTAATGCAGCGGCATCCTGACTTCGCTGAAATACGACAGAATAAGAAATTCCACGATTGGGTGGCTACTCAGCATTCGTCCATTCAAGACAGCGTGTACAAGAACAACACAGATGCAGATTGGGCTTCTAGCACCATCGATCTGTACAAGGCTCAGACGGGTGGTAGACGCTCTAATGGAGCAGCCCAAGCAGTAGGCCGCACAAGCGCATCTCAGCCGCCGTCTACCAGCCAAATGAAGTATTCTGAGAGCATGGTCGAAAAGATGTCTGACCGTGATTATGACCAACACGAAGAAGCCATTATGGCAGCGATGCAATCTGGCAAATTCTTATACGATCTTTCTGGTGCTGCGCGGTAACTAAGTGGCGTTAGATTAATAATAACTATTGCATTTACTAAACCATTATGCTATAATGGTTATATTGAACGACTTAAAGGCAGGACACTAAAAGCCTATTTTGGCTAAAGTAGTATACCCCGCCTAACTCTCACAGATAATGATAAAATTAAGGTCTACCGGACTAAAGAGAACCGTACACTTGTACGCCACCCTCTAAAGTGCGCCATCATAATTTTAATTGTCTGATCTAGCTGTCTCTGCGCGTTTCTATTGCGAATGATTGTCGTTCTCAAATCGCACAACGTCAGAGATTTTCTTCAAGCCATTTCATTCAAGGAGAAATCATAATGGCATTTCAATCAGCAGCCTCTGGTTCAGCACTTACCGGCGGCATTAACAATTCTGGCGCATGGAACAACCTTACGTCAGGTAACTTCAGCCCGATAATTTACAGCAAAAAAGTACAAAAAGCTCTGAGAGCCTCTTCTGTAATTGAGGCTGTAACAAACACTGATTATACCAATGAAATCAATAACATGGGTGACTCAGTAAACATTATCAAAGAGCCAGATATCACTGTATCTTCGTATGCCCGTGGTACTTCCTTGGCAACACAAGCGCTCACCGATGCAGCGTTTACTATGGTCGTAAATAAAGCGAACTACTACCAGTTTGCGATGGACGATATAGAAGAGGCACATTCGCACATCAATTTCGTGGATTTGGCAACGGATCGTGCTGGCTATAAAATGAAGGATGCAATGGACGCAGAAGTACTTCGCCACATGGCGGGTTACACCGATGCGACCACTGCGCGTACTGCTCTGGAAACAGGATCGACTAAAGCCGATGCTGGTGCAGACAATGACGAATTGCTTGCAGCCAACAAACTGCGCGGCAATGCCTTCTCTGGAGTTTCTGGCGATAGCACAAAGGCTATTCCAATTGCTGCAGACGGCGGTACTGGTATCATTACATCTCCTCTTGAGATTATGAATCGTATTGCTCGTATGATGGATCAGGCGAATGTCGATACTGATGGTCGTTATATTGTTGTGGACCCAGTGTTCTGCGAAGTCCTTCTAGACACCTCGTCGAAACTCATCAATTCCGACTTCGGTGGTGGTGATGAACTGCGTAATGGCAAACTGCCTAATAAAATTCGTGGCTTTGACGTTTATAAGTCTAACAACCTGCCGTACAAAGGCACTGGACCCGGTACTGCTACTGCGGCGGGTTCCACTGCCCATTATGGTGTGCTGGTTGCTGGTCACATGGGTGCAGTTGCTACAGCGCAGCAAATTGCTAAAACAGAGACTTTCCGGTCACCCGATACCTTCGCGGACATCGTGCGCGGCATGAATCTCTATGCTAGAAAAATCCTGCGCAGCGATAGCCTGTTCAATGCTTGGTACAACCTAGCCTAATAAATTTAGGGGCTGGCCTGTGCTGGCCCCTTTACCCCTTTTCTAAGGAATTAGTATGCCTAGCACGTACATATCTCTATGTAATCAGGTTCTGCGCAGGCTTAACGAAGTGGAAATCGTTGATGCTGAATTTAACACTGTGCGCGGGGTACAGGCGTTAACTAAGGATGCTGTCATTTCAGCACAGGCCAAAATTAATCAAGCGGAGTTCGAATGGCCTTTTAACGCAAGTGAGGAAACTGATACTCTCACCGCTGGAACCGAAGAATACGTCTGGCCTACATACTTTAAATCCCCTGATTGGAATAGTTTTCAAATTCAAAAGTCTGACAGTTTGGGTGTTGATTTTACCACGTTAAAATTCATGGACCGTGATGAATACTACCAAAGCCATCGTGATGTAGACCAAAACTCTGGAGTTGAGGGTAGAGGTACGCCTCTCTATGTTTTCCCTTCTCATGGCAACGGGTATGGCGTCACACCTTCCCCAGATAAAGCCTATATCATCAAATTCCGCTATTACCTAAATTATGCAGCACTGATCAACCCAAACGATCAAACCCGTATACCAGACAGTTTTGACTCGGTTCTGGTCGATGGTGCGCTGTATCAAATGTATATGTTCAAGGACAATATGGAAATGGCCCAAGCGGCATTTATTGCCTTCGAACAAGGTCTGAAAAATTTACAAACTCTCTACATTAATAACTATGAATACATTCGTGATACGCGAGTGCGGTTCTAATGCCAGATGAAATTCAGTCATACAAGGTGATTTGCTCTGGAGGATTAAACTCCAACGAAAACCATCTTGACTTGTCGGACAATTATTCGGGTGAGGCTACTCGTTTGGTGAACTATGAGCCGTCACTATTTGGTGGCTACCGCCGCATCGAAGGATTTTCAAAATACGATTCCACTTACGGAGAGGTGACTGTAGCTGGTCAGACTACCGGCCAAGGGAAAGTTCTTGGTCTTGCTATTTTCAAAAATGACGCCACAGGCGGTGGGAATATTATCATAGCCGCACGGCAGGATGCAGGGGCATCCACATACTCATTCTATTACTATACCGCGTATATTGGCTGGAGAAAATACGCCCTAAATCATGGTGCTACTAGATCGATGTCGGCTAACGGGCTGACTGTGGATAAGCTACGCCACGTACAATTCAACTTCGGCGGCGGTAATAGAATTTGTTTTGTGGATGGTGTAAACGAGGCAATCATATTTGATGGCATAAATTGGGAAGAACTTAAATCTTCGAACAGCGGCGGTTATACCGCAGGTTCCAATACAAATACTGGCGGCGGTAATCAGTGCCTAAATGCCCCTTCCCTCGTAGACGTATTCCAAAACCATTTGTTCTTATCAGGACACACCGCCACCGGAGCGGCAATTGCCCACTCTGCACCTACAACTAGCGCCGACACTGATGGCTTCTACGATTTCACTGCGGCTTCTGGTGCTGGGCAGTTAGCTGCAGGTTTTGATGTGGTCCAGATAAAACCATTCAGAGATAATATTTTTGTATTCGGTACAAATGCAATTAAGAAAATCACTGTAACTTCCAGTGCGGAATTTTCTTTAAATCAGGTTACTGCAAACGTTGGATGCGTTTCTGCAGACAGTGTTGTGGAAATCGGCGGTGACTTAATGTTTCTCGCTCCTGATGGCTTCAGGCCTGTTTCTGGAACCAGCCGCATTGGCGATGTAGAGATAAGTTCTATCTCTAAAAAAATACAAGCCACACTAGTCGATCTTATTAAAAACGAAGACATCAGTACGCTCAACTCTGTGGTAATTAGAAGTAAGTCACAGGTCAGGTACTTCATTGGCGATAGTTCCGCCGAAGTGATTGATAGTATTGGAATTATTGGCGGTCTTACCGAAAACACTGGTTCTTTGAAATGGGAATTTGGGGAAACGGTAGGTATACGAGCATCTTGCTGTACTTCTGAATATATTGGAACACAGGAGCTAGTATTACACGCAGATTATGATGGATTTGTTTATCAGCAGGAAAAAGGCATTAATTTTAATGGTGCCGACATTGTATCAGTATACGCTACTCCATATTTAGATTTTGGAGAAACTGAACAACGCAAAATAATGCGTAAACTAAACACTTTTTTACGTGCAGAAGGCCCGATGACAATGGATGTAGCATTGTCCTACGACTGGGGCAATTATGACGTTGCTGTACCAAACAATTATTCCGCTACAAGTCTGGGTGGACCCACTGTTTATAAGGATAGGGACAGCACTTATAACGGATTGAACATCCTCTACGGCGGTGCATCTAAGCCTATTATGACCAGCGACATTCAAGGATCGGGATTTTCCGTTAGGGCTACGTTTGTGTCAATCGGGCAGACTGAACCACACACAATTCAAGGGCTAGTTATTGAATTTAGCCTCGGAGGGAGACGTTAGAAATGGCTGGCTATACAAGGCAAAGCGCATCTTCAATTATCAACGGGTCGGATATTACCGCGCCGCCGCTGAATGCTGAATTTAACAAAGTCGTAGATTCTTTTAATAATACCACTGGTCACAAGCATGACGGCACTCCCGCTGAAGGTCCGGTCATTGGAATAATCGGTGATGCAGGAGTTCTATCTCCAACCAACAAAGTGATTGTAGACACTACTAATTCTATGATTAGATTTTTTGTAAATGCGTCAGGTGCAGGTACGACTGTTGAACAAGTCCGAGTACAGGACGGGGCCATAACTCCTGCTTACCTCAATGACATAGACCTCGGATTAGTAAACGCCCCGTTTAAAAATCTCTTTTTACAAGGAAATGTTTCTGCTGATGGTAACGGCTCTGTCGGCGGTACTTTAAGCGTCACTGGGCAGCTTACTGCAAGCGGGGGTTCTGTACTTAATGGGCTAACCACACTAGCCCAAGTTGACGCCAACAGCGGTACAATCGATAACACCGTCATTGGTGGCAATACGGCCAGTCCAATCACTGGTACAACGATCACATCCACAGGCGGCTTCACGGGCGATATCGTAGGGGATGTAACAGGTAACGTAACCTCTGCTGGAACCTCTGGCTTCAATAATATCACTGCTTCTGGAACTATAACCGGTAACGTAACCGGTGATGTAACAGGTAACTTAACCGCTACCACAGGCACTTCTCAGTTCAACAATGTGACCGTAAATGGCACTCTTAACATGGACGCAGGAACGACTGGTACAATTACTAACCTGGCTACGCCTACGAATGCCAATGACGCAGCGACCAAAGGTTATGTTGATACCGGACTAGCTGCCTTAGTCGATTCATCTCCTGCAGCCCTCGACACGCTTAACGAGCTTGCTGCAGCAATCAATGATGATGCTAACTTCTCCACCACCATGACGAATGCTCTGGCGGGTAAAGTAGCAGACACAGGCGATACGATGACGGGCAACCTGACTATGTCAGGTGCTACGGTCACAGGCCTACCGCTACCCACGGCTAATACTGAAGCGGCTTCTAAGCAGTACACTGATCAACAGGATGCACTACAGGTATCACGGGCTGGCGATAGTATGTCCGGTCCACTGGCGATGGGCCTTAACAAGATCACAGGCCTTGGGACACCGACTGCCAATACTGATGCCAGCACAAAAGGCTACACAGATGGGATACTAGGCTCTGCCACAGCAGCATCTAACAGTGCAGCGGCTGCAGCTACCTCTGAGGCAAACGCAGCGGTATCAGAAGCTACCGCATTAGGTCACGCTAATACAGCAGCCACTTCAATAACAACCGCACAGCAATTTCTAGACACTTATCATGTTTCTGCTTCGGCCCCTACAGGAGCCAGCGTCACAGAGGGGGACCTTTGGTTCGACACGACAGCGCAAATACTCAAAGTGCGCTCAAGTAGCGGATTTCAGAACGCTGGTTCTAGTGTGAACGGTACGGCTGAACGTAAGGATTATACGGCTACGTCAGGGCAGACATCATTCGCCGCAACTTACGATCCGACATACGTCGATGTGTACTTAAACGGGGTGAAATTAGCACCAGTAGATTTTACGGCAACGGACGGAGCCAATGTGGTCTTGGCCTCCGCAACGGCTTCTGGAGACACGGTTTCTATCGTTAGCTTCGGCACCTTTGAATTGGCAGACCACTACAACAAAACAACAGTCGATGCGCTCATCGATGATGTAGAAACTTTAGCATTGGCAGGAATGTAAAATGGCAATTAGCACAACCGTAGTAGAGGCAAGCCTCACCACCAAATTAAACGCAACCACAGGCTCCACAGACGGCAAGGAGTTCTTGCTCCTAGGTAAGGCAGTCGAGGCGCTTACGCCTTCGGTGACGGTAGCATCCGTTATTGCAGAGGGTACTACTCAGGTAGGCTTGGTAACGGCACAGGGTAACACGCAAGTAGGCTTGGTAACGGCAGAAGGTACTACGCAAGTTTCGGCGGTACAGGCCGCAGGTTCAAGCTATGCGGCACTTGCGGGGGCTACATTTACTGGCGAGGTGCTGGCCGCGAGCTACAACGAGACATTCGCTGCGGTGACATCAAGCAGCAACGCTACCACGGTAGACTGCCATGCTGGCAACAGCTTCAGTCATACCCTGACCGAGAACACAACTTTCACGTTTACCAACCCGCCCGCGAGCGGGACGTCCTACACGATGTCCATTGAGATC